GTAGCATCATGAGGATCCCAATACCGCGCGGTGACCAACACAAAAGACAGATGGTTCGGGTGGTCTCCCCTGAGGTCCAGGGGGTTTTTCGCCCGTTCTTTCACCACGATTGTACCTGCAATCAGCTCCGTGCGATTGTAGGCAGGGTCGCAGGACCCGTGGTGAAGCCTTCGGCCATTGGTCTCGCTCAACTCGAGGCGGTGGCGGTGGACTTGGGGAGATCACTCCCCTTGACCGTCGCCAACGACTTGGGTGACATGCCCAAGCGGTATAGCGGAGGGAAGCGTATTCGGTATGAACGGGCCTGTGAGGACCTGATGATTGCCGGTTTGTTTCCCAAGGATGCGTACTGTAAGATGTTTGTCAAAGCTGAGCGAGTTAACGGCTTGGAAAAGGTCAATCCTGACCCTCGCGCTATCCAATTTCGGGGTGCAAAGTACTGCGTCGCTTTGGCGTCGTACCTGCACCCGATTGAGCATCATCTCTACCTGAGCACCTTTGGCAGTAAAGGCGTCCCCAAGACGCGTAATATCGCCAAGGGGTTGAACTCGGTGGATCGAGCGGAGTTGCTCCGAGATAAGATGGCGGAATTCCAAGATCCGGTGGTCCTATCCATCGACGCGAGTCGGTTCGATAAGCATGTGGCTAAGAAGCTCCTTGAGGTTGAGCACAGCGTCTACCGCGCCAGTAATGGCTCCGGTGAGTTCGCTGCGCTCCTTCGGATGCAACTGGTCAACACTGTCTTTTCGTCCCAGGGCATTAAGTATAGAGTTGAGGGCCGGCGTATGAGTGGGGACATGAACACCGCTTGCGGTAATTGTGTGCTCATGATCATTATGCTGGTCGCCTTTATGCGACAACTGCCTGTCTTGCGTTGGGACAGTCTGGACGACGGCGATGATTGTCTTCTCATTGTCGAGGGCAAGGACGTTGACCTTGTACGCTTGACTTTGGGCCCGGCCTTTCTTGGGTTCGGGATGGAGATGAAGGTTGAGCTGCCCGTTCGCAGCTTGCATGGGGTGGTGTTTTGTCAGAGTCAGGTGGTTGAATACTCGCCTGGGCGGTTTAAGTTTGTCCGCGATTACCGAAATGTGATCAGCAAAGCACTATGTGGCATTCGGCACTGGGAGTGTGCCGTGTACCGACGGAAAGTTCTAAGGGCGATAGGGACCTGTGAGCTTATCCTCAATCTGTCGGTGCCTGTGTTGCAGGCATTTGCCGGCGCCGTCCTGCGATCTGCGGGCGGCGTTGGGTGTGACTTGGCGTATGCCCCTGATGGGTTGCGGGCGCGT